TCCAAGATCAGAAAAACATGCTTTTAGAGATGAAACAATAAATTCGTTATTTAATTTAACTAAAATATACGAACAAATAGATTTTAATGAAGAAATGACTGCTAAAGGTCATGTAGTTCAAGGCACATTTAGCTGGAAAAACGGCATTAAAGATACTGAAGTAATTTGGATTCCTACTAAAAACGGTAGATTTAAAATATCTTGGTTGCCAAGAAACAATTTTCAAAATAATATAATAAATAAAAACGGAATTAAATATCCTGGCAACGATGGTTTAGGCGCTTTTGGGTGTGATTCCTACGATATATCAGGAACAGTTGGCGGTGGCGGATCTAATGGTTCATTACACGGCTTAACTACTTTTAGCATGGCGCCTGACGTGCCTACAACAAAATTTTTTTTAGAATATGTTGCTAGACCTCAAACTGCTGAAACTTTTTTTGAAGAAGTTTTAATGGCTTTAGTTTTTTATGGTATGCCTATCTTGGCAGAAAATAACAAACCAAGATTGCTATATCACTTAAAGAGAAGGGGTTATAGAGGTTTTTCAATGAATAGACCTGATAAATTAATTGGTAATTTATCTAAAACAGAATTAGAACTAGGCGGTATACCTAATACATCTGAAGATATAAAGCAAGCACATGCTGCAGCAATAGAATCTTACATAGAAGACTACGTTGGTAAGATAGATGAAAATCATGGCAATATGTATTTTCAAAGAACTTTAGAAGATTGGGCTAAATTTGATATATCCAAAAGAACAGCATATGATGCGTCCATAAGTAGCGGTTTAGCTATAATGGCTTGTAGAAAACATATGTATAGACCTAACATGCAAAGAACAACAAAAAATATTGGTTTTAGTTTTTCTAAATATAAAAACGAAGGATCAATGAGCGAGATAATAAAATAAATATGGCAATAAATACAGGACAAATTCCTACACAATTTCCGAGTCAAGCAGTCTCAGATGAAGTAAAAATGTCACGAGAATATGGTATATCTGTATCTAGAGCTATTGAGCAAGAGTGGTTTAATAGAGATAACGGACCTGGAATGTATTTTCAAACTAGAGACGAATTTCATAGGTTAAGATTATATGCTAGAGGCGAACAGTCAATTAGAAAATATAAAGATGAATTTGCCGTTAATGGCGATTTATCTTATCTTAATTTAGACTGGAAACCAGTACCTATTATTCCTAAGTTTGTTGACATTGTTGTAAATGGCATGCAAGATAGGTTGTTTGATATAAAAGCATTTGCTCAAGATCCTATATCAACAGGTAAAAGAACTAAATTTGTTAATGATATTCAAAGAGATATAAATGCTCAAGAAATGTTAAAACAAATAGAAAGTCAACTTGGTGTTAGCGCCAGAAATGTACCTGAAGAAGATTTACCGTCAAACTCTGAAGAGCTAGAACTTTACATGCAACTGGGTTATAAGCAAGGTATTGAAATAGCTGAAGAACAGGCTATAAATAATATTTTCTTAACAAATAAATTTCCTGAATTAAAAAAGAGATTTGATTATGATTTAACAGTATTAGGAATAGGTGCCGTTAAAAACACTTTTAATAATACAGATGGTATAAAATTAGACTATGTTGATCCAGCTAATTTAATATGGTCATATACGGAAGATCCTAATTTTGAAAATTGTTATTATTTTGGTGAAGTTAAAAGAATATCTTTAAATGAATTAAAAAAAGAATTTCCAGCTTTGCCAGATGAAGAATTGTATGAACTAACTAAAAAAGGTTCAAACTGGGTTGACATGTACAACAACAGTTGGCAAGCAAATTCAAGTGGTGGTGATATTGATAATAACAATACACTTACTGTTTTATATTTTAATTGGAAAACTTGGGAAAACAATGTATATAAAATAAAAGAAACCTCAACGGGAGCGTCTAAGGCTATATCTAAAAGTGATTCTTTTAATCCACCGCAAGATAAAAGAACTAGATTTGAACGCGTTGCGCAAGCAAGAGAAGTTGTATACGAAGGAGTTTTTGTATTAGGAACAGATACAATGCTAAAGTGGGAAAAAGCTACAAATATGATTCGCCCTTCTTCCAATACCAACAAGGTTTTAATGAATTATACTGTTTCAGCTCCTAGAATATACAAGGGTAAAATAACATCACTTGTTTCTAAGATGACACCTTATGCTGATTTAGTTCAATTAACGCATTTAAAGCTACAACAAGCCATACAAAGAATGACACCTTCGGGTGTCTTTATAGACGCAGATGGATTAGCTGAAGTTGATTTAGGCAATGGCACAAGTTATAATGCTCAGGAAGCTTTAAACATGTACTTCTCTACTGGTTCCATCATAGGTAGATCATTAACCGTTGAAGGTGATCCTAATCCAGGAAGAGTTCCAATACAAGAATTGCCAGGAAGTCAAGGCGGACAAATACAAGTTTTAGTTGGAGCTTATAATCAGTACATACAAATGATGAGAGATGTTACTGGTTTGAATGAAGCTAGAGATGGTTCTGATCCAGATCCAAATGCTTTAGTTGGAGTTCAAAAACTAGCGGCAGCTAATAGCAACACAGCCACAAGGCATATACTATCTTCAAGTATGTATATAACTTTAGCTTTAGCTGAAGCAATATGCTTAAGATTTAAAGATGTATTAGAATTTCACCCAACGAAAGAAGCTTTTATAGGCGCTTTAGGACAATTTTCGGTAGGTTCATTAGAAGAAATGAAAAATTTGCATTTACATGATTTTGGTATATTTTTAGAATTAATGCCTGATGAAGAAGAAAAATCTTTATTAGAAGCAAATATACAAGTTGCCTTGTCTAGAGACAGCATAAACCTTGAAGATGCTATAGACATAAGGGAAGTTAAAAATCTAAAACTCGCTAATCAATTACTTAAGATTAGAAGAATTAGAAAACAACAAATGGATCAGCAGCAAGCTCAAGCAGCTAGCGTAGCTCAAGCTGAAGCTCAAGGTGCTGCTCAAATTCAAATAGAAGAAGCTAAAGCTCAAGCAGAGCAAATTAAAACACAATCTAAAATACAATATAGACAAGCTGATATAGAGTTTGAAATTAAAAAGTTAGAAGTTGAAGCTCAAACAAAAAGAGAATTAATGCAGTTTGAATATGAATTAAATGTACAGTTAAAAGAATTAGAATTAAAAGCTCAAAAAGAATTAGTTGCACAACAAAATCAAACACAAAGAGATGTTGCCTCTATAAAAACTTCAACAGCAAATTTATCTGGGCCACCTAGTAGTGGCAAGCCAGCTAAATCTTTTGAGTCTAAAGGTAATGATGTTTTAGGAGGCATTGATTTATCAAGATTTTCACCTAAATAAGTAACAAGTAAAATATTTTATTATATATAATCATGGAAGAACAAACACAAACACAAGAACAAGAACAAGTTGTAGTTAAGGTTGTAGAAGACAACACCCCAGCTCCAACGCCTCAAGAAAGAGAATCTAAAGTTTTAGAACAAGCTGTTTCTGATGGTCAGGTAGACGAAAAATACTCGCCAAAAGAAGTTGATGGCGTTGTTAAAATTGATTTAGATAAATTTAAAGCACAAGAAGACAATGCCATTCAAAAGCGAGAAACAGAGGAAATTCCTGTGGGCGACAGAACCGGAGATAGCGAAAAAGTGGACAGCCAAGTACGGGTCGAATCCAGTGAAGAAAATACTACACAAGAAAAAGAAGTAGAACAATCAAACGGTCCTCTTGAATTAATAAATGAAGAAGAGGAAATTAAAAGCACGCCGGTTAAAAAAATAGAAGAACAGGTTGTAGAAAAAGAAGAACCTAATGTTTTACCGGAAAATATAGACAAGTTAATAAAGTTCATGGATGAAACCAATGGTACTTTACAAGACTATGTTGAACTAAATAAAGATATATCAAAATATGATAACACATCTTTATTAAGAGAATATTATAATAAAACAAAACCGCATTTAGACTCAAGCGATATTGATTTTATACTCAATAAAAACTTTGCCTATGATGCAGAGACGGATGATCCGTCAGATGTTAAAGCTAAGCAATTAGCTTTTAAAGAAGAACTATTTAATGCTCAAAACCACTTTACAAGTAGTAAGGAAAAATATTATGCTGATCTTAAGTTAAGAAAGCAAAACGATATAGCTCCAGAATATAAAGAGGCTTTTGATTATTATAATGAACAACAAGATTTAATAAAAGAAAGCAAAACACTTCAAAAAGATTTTTTAAATAAAACTGATGATGTTTTTTCTGACGATTTCAAAGGTTTTGATTTTAGCGTAGGAAAAAACAAATATAGGTTTAAAGTAGAAGATAAAGATAAAGTGAAAAATTATCAATCTGATATTAAAAATTTTGCAAACGACTACATTGGAAAAGATGGTACCGTAGCAGATGCTAGGGGATATCACAAAGCTTTATTTGCTGGACGCAATGCAGATAAAATAGCTAATCATTTTTATGAGCAAGGCCGTGCCGACGCCATACGTGAATCAGCTAAATTATCTAAAAACATTGATATGTCACCAAGAGCAGATAATACAAGCATTGTTAATACCAATGGTCAAAAAATTAAAGTTGTTTCTGGTAATGATTCTTCTAAATTGCGAGTAAAATGGAATAAATAATAATTTTTAAAATCAAAACAAATGGCTTTT